GCACCATTCTGGGACACATTGTGAGGGATTACCTTTATCAGTCTTGTAAAGAGGATAAAGAGGTTCCGACCTTCGAGAGTCTCTCAGGTGCGGGGTCCTTCATCTCACAGGTCAAGGCCCACCTAATGCGGCAGCACAATGTTGGCGCAAAGGGATTACTGGGGCTTGACACTCAGCTCGCCTTGACGGCACTTGAGCTCTTGAGTCTCGATCTGAGCCGTTGTTCAGACCTGATCCTAGGTTCGTTGAACCGAGGATTCATGCGCGGGTTCTACTACGGTAGTCGAGCGCGAGACTCGAAACTCCTGCAAACAATCTGGATGCTCAATAGCGATTCCAGACGGATTGTGTACAGAGACTCTGATCTCTCGGATATCACATCCGATATCGGTCCTCCAATGATGGGTGACCCTCCCACGTGGTGGGTTGACAATATGTACACAAAGTTTGCTAGCATGCTTGCCAGGGACCTGCTCGATAAGGGAATCTCCCTTAGCGGGGCCAGGAACCCTTTGGAGCTTTCCGTACTCCTTAAGAGGATCGGATATGTTCCAACTTGGGACTTCCGCCCCTCACTCAGGGTGAGGTGTGGCGACGATGAAGTGGCCCTGGCAACTCCAGAAGCTAACCAGGCGGTGATCGACATCTACCCTCTCATAGGAGGGCAGGTCTCCCTTGGGACTAATGTCAGATCTGACCACTTCGGCGTTTACTGCGAGGCTCACATTGTCAAAGGTGACTGTTCGTCGCCCAACAACGTGATCGGCTACGTCGATATTCTGAGAATAAAGAGTATTACCAAGCCGGATGCTCCCCACAACTCAGAAGAGAGGGACGTTCCCCCTCTTTGGACGCGTGGGAAGGCAGCCCAATCATCCCTTGGATGGTGGTCTGCAAGTTCGGAAGAGTACCAACTGGTCAGCTCAGTGCTGCACCAGGAGTTGTTCGATGATATAAATCACGCATACTCACAAGGTGTTCAGTGTTACATCGACCCAGCCCTCGGGGGGCTTGGGTACCCATGTAAATTGGAGGACGCCTGGAGGCGCTCCAACCTTGTAACCAAAGGTATGATCGAGGCTCTTGCCACATACCAGCCCACCGGGATGGACCTGGAGATCATGTCTGTCCTTTCCGAACAATCATCACTGTTCACAGTGGTGGTTGGTGGCAACCCTTACTACGTTGAGGATTCCGAGTCGATCTTGGCGATCACCACTCAGCTGGGCCAGAACCACGGTTTTATGACTAAGGAGTCGCTAGCTGCTCTTGGTGGATTGAACTCAACGGAGTATCCGTGCAGCCATTGGAAGGATTTCCGCAATCCTTTCCAAGTACCCCAATGTGGGGGAAGATGGTTGTCGTTCCTGGAGGGGTCCAGGATTATACGGCGTCGGTTGATAGACAATCGAGGCATTGTCCTGCCTGACAGAAGGTCGAGAATTGCTCCCAACTCTGTCCTGGCAGCGCGCTTTTCAGCCAACTGCGAGAAGTTGGTCACCCTCATTAGGGAGACAGGAC